ATTTTGCATCTTTATGATGTAATATGTAAATCAATGAGTGTTACGAAACCTCATTTTATTATTAATCAAGTAACATCTATTATTGAAGAAGCTAAAGATGATGTCAATAAAGTCACGAAAAAAGAATTTCGTGAAAAAATTAAAGTACTCTATAAGGATAGTATTGATTGTTTACAATTAGTAGATATGCGTAGAGTATCACCGAGTATTAATGATATATTCGTTAGATTAGATCGTCTTAAAATAATTAGCGATAATTATGATAATTGTGGTAGAGTAGAACCTATTATGTTCGTTTTAGAAGGAGGACCAGGTTGTGGTAAATCCAAAACTTTAGTTCAAATTACTCAAGCGTTAAAAGGTACGATCTATACCCATATAACACCATCAACTCAAGATGCTAAAGATTGGTTTGATGATTATAATAATGAGGAGACTTTTGTCTCAGATGACGTTGGGGCCTCTAGCGTATCTCAATGGCGTGTTTTTACTAATATTGTAGCTCCAATTAAACTTCCTTTACCTTGTGCAAATGCTAATCTCAAAAATACAAAATTTTTCCAAAGCACAAGAGTTATAGTAACAACTAATAGATTTATGAATATAAATTCAGTTACTCCTGTTGATTGTATATCAACATTACCAGCATTACATAGACGAGGTATGGTTCTCGATTTTTATAAAGCTGGCTTATGTAATGGCTTTGTAAAAGGAGAAATTAGATTAATGAGTTACGATATTTTAGGTGGTAATTTTGTTAATTCACATAAATTGCAATGTAAAAATCATTATCTATTAAATAAACTTCCTATTCTTTTAACATTAGAAGGAAATAAGGAAAGTGAAATGAAATTACTTAAATGGATATTTACTTTAATGGATGCTTATGATAAAATTAGTAAATTAAATTATGATGATAACACATTATCTGAAGAAGATATAGCTTCTATACGAGAGGGTTATTTTGCTGAAAGTGTGCGAAATAAAACACTTTTAATAGATAAAGATTTTAATTATTTAGATGTAACAGAATTTTTGGACGAGAATATTATACCTAGCATTCCAGAAGAAGATTTTGTATTTGATTGGAGTGGTCCAATCCCCCCATTTCTTAATAATCTTGAAGATACAATTATTCAAAAATCCTGGTATAAAACTTATTTGAGTGATTTATTTTCATCTGTATGGAATAAAGTAACTACAGAAATGTTAAGTTGGAATCCTTTTGGAGAATTTTCTAAGGTAATTGGGGGCAATTTCTTAACTGGATTTCTTGGTGGAATAAGTATAGGAGTTTTAATGTATTTTGTTAAAAGTATGTATGATACAATCAGTAATAAATTAACTAAGAAATTCACCTCAGAATTTTCTTCTAGTTTGAGTGATATTAAATTTTTGCATTCTAGTAAACAATCAATGTTTTTGAGTAATTGTTTACGTATTAAAATTAAAGGTACCAAATATACTAGCGAAGTTTTTGGAACAGTGTCAGGTGAATATATTATTTTACCAAGTCATAGCGTTTTAGAAAATGAAATAGTATTGTCAGGTACTGATGTTTATAATAATGTAGTTTTGGATAATAAGTATGGAGATGTTGTTTTAAGAGATGAAATTATGGACTGTGTAGTTCTTAAATTACGTGGGTTTAAAGCAACTCCTTATAAATCTATAGCTAAATATTTAAAATTAAATAATCAAGTTAATACTAAAGATTTATCATTACTTAATACTGATGGATTTTTACCGCTGACTAATATTAATTGTAATTCCTTAAAACAAGATGGAATTTATACTACTAATATAACTGGTTATTCTAAGATAATCAATAAGTTTTATGCGGGACGAGATTGCTTTTATCCTGTTAGAGGTGTTGGACTATGTGGTACCTTGTTAGTTGATGGAGAGCAAGGAATTCTGGGTCAACATGTAGCAGGTAGTCCAGGTAAAAATGTTGGAGTTAGTATAATTTGGAGTGTTGATTTTAAATTGCGTTTAATTAGTGTCCTTAATGGAACATATGTTTCCAATTTTGTAACTATACAACCTAAATTTGAAAATAAAAGCATTATTGCAATAGATAATTTAAATAAAAATGCCATATCAGTTGCAAAAAATAGTAGTTTAAGGATTACTCCTCTTTATGGTGAGTTTCCTACTACTAGATTTCCAGCTGATCTTAATAAGTATGGTAATGGTACCCTTCATCAAGTTATGAGTAAAACCATGGATGAGAGTACTTTTATTGAAAGTACTGAAATCGAATTTGCTAAGAATTGTATTAAATTGATGCTTCCAGACATTATAGGTGAGTTAACGCCATCAGAAGTTGTATTAGGATCTTCCGTTAAGGGGATAGCTAGACTTAATAAAAATTCAGTTAATGGTTTGGATTTTGAAAAACTTAAAACTGATTATGTTAATTATGAAACAGGGGAGTATACCCAGTTACTTAAAGATGAAATAATTAAATTTAACGATACCATAGTGAATAAAGAATATCCCGGAAGAGCTATGCAATATTATGCAGCCCTTAAAGATGAGCTTAAGGATGAAGGAAAAGATCCAAGAGCTTTTTGTGTTGGTACTGTGTTAAATCAAGTACTTTGCAAAGAACAGTTTGGGGAGTTAGTTTCCCACATTCAAAGAAATAGAGATTTTAACGGTATCTGTGTTGGTATAAATCCTTATGCTGATTGGGATAAATTATACCATAAATTTGATGGATGCCAAGGTAAATGGGCAGGTGATATAGCGAAATGGGATGGTAAAATGTCTCCGCAAGTCACTCAAATTTTAATTGACCTAATATTGCTTAGAATACCAGAGCATAGAAGAGAGCAAGCATCAGTTTTATTGTCATCGATAGGCGGCGCTTATGTTACTGTTATGAATAGATCATATTTAATGACACATTCGATGCCATCGGGATGTTATTTAACAGCAATATTTAACAGTTTAGTTAATAGATTTTATACCGCTTTGTGGTATTATAGAGAATTAATGAAGAAAAGAGTTAAGCCTACTGTGTCTAGTTTTTATGCTGATGTGGTAGATTTAGTTTACGGAGATGATAAGCTTAATGGTATATTTAATCATTTTGATGTTCTACATGCTTTAAGCATGCGTGATTTTTTTATATCTTTAGGAATGGATTTCACGACCTCTACTAAAGGTGTTATAGTAAATAAATCTGAAAATTGGGATACGATAACATTTTTAAAACGATCTTTTGTATACCACAATTTAGTTACTAGAATAATGTGTCCTTTAGCTTTATCAACATTACAAAATAGTGTTCAATATTATAATATTGAATCTTCTATAGATATAGTTTTAAGAGACAAAATTGTAAATTATTTTAATGAAATATATTTACATCCAAATAGAGAGTATTTGAAAATGGAATTTATTGAAATATTAAATAAGACTGGAATGTCATATTCGCCACCTAGTGGTGAATATCTTTATGATTTGTATACTAATAGAGTTAACGAACTAC